GGAGGCGCGAAACCGGGTGAACCGGGCGTGCGTCCAGTTCGAGGCATTGGCCACGGCACACGGGATCAAGGTCGTTTGGGACGACGACGAGCCTCGGTCACAGCGGGGGTAGGGAAGCAGGGCCGCGCAAATGCGGCCTTTTCTTTTTATGCGAAATGATTGTTGACAGATCGGATTTTCGGAATAGGGTGCTCCCGTGAACGAAGGGAGAACGACAATGCGCAAGGTTGATTTCGAAACACGGTCGCTGATGGTGCTGCAGGAGGAAGTGGCGAGGGTGAGCGCCGCCGCCGAGCGCGTGCGGCTGATCGTGCAAGCGATGGCGCAGCGGCGCGGATTGGGTGGCCGTGCGGAACTGATGCGAGACGCCGGCTACGACTTTGGGGCGTGACGCGACACGATCAGCTTTTCAAGCCTTGCCAGAATTTCCGACGCCGCTCCTTTGTTGGGGCGGTCGTCGATCAGATTACCCGTCTCCTTCGCGTCGAGAACGATCGCGCAACAGCCGATCACATGACCAAGATGATGAACACCACTGTCGGCGGCCGTTTCTTCGCCGTCGAGGAAGTCCGCCAAATGGCGCATTGCGGCGGCGACATAGGTTCGCGCCGGCACTTTCTTTTCCCGCCAATTGTAAGGGCCATACTTGACTGCCCCATCCATCATTGCATGCGCGCCGTGAATGATGCCGGCTGCGGGCAGCAACGACAAATCAACTCGCCGTGCGCCCAATAGGGTCTTGGGATTCACCTCGTCGTCGTTCACTCTCTCACCCACGGTTCTGCCTCGCTTGCTCGGCGCGCTGCGCCTCAAGGTTGATACACTCACCGATCGCCCGACACTTGCCGTTCGGGCAGGTCGTGACATTACAACCGACGTGATTGCGCAGCGGGCTTTCCACCGGTACGGCGCCGCGTGCCCACTCGCGGTCGTTCATTGGCCAGGCTGTGGTCATTCCGCTGCCTCTCCCATCACCGGCAAAATCATCTGGTGCGAGCCGTCGTAAATCGTGCCCTCGTCGCTCGCGCCGATCACGATGGGGTGCCAGCGGAGCAGGCCGTAACGCTCGTGGAACACCATGTAATTCTGCTGTGCAGGCTCCGGATCTGCGCGCAGCGACTTGGCATATTCGCCGTAGCCGACGCCCGACCCGTTGGCGAAGCCGAACGGCGTGACGCCCGTGGTGTGGAAATGGCCGGAGAATACCCATCGCACCGGTCGGCGCTGGCGGTACTCGGTGTCGACGATCTTTCGATGCCCCTTAATAATCGTGGCCATGGGACCGATGAAGCCCGTCCCGCCGCCGGAGCCCATGCGATCGCCATGCGTGAGCAGCGCCGGCCAGCCCGCGACGTCGAAATAGGCGTCGAAACCACGCGGCTGGAAATGGCGAATGGTCGGGATATGACGCAGCGACGCCTCGACGAAATCGCCCACGAGCGCGTCATAGCTTTGCAGAGTGACCAGTTTGGTGCGGGGCTTGCCGAACGTCGATCGACCGTGATTGCCGACCACCGAAATGACATGGATTTCGACCGGCTTTTTGAACCGCGCCTTCAGCGCGCCGTGCAACGCCAAGAGGCCGCCGGAAATGTATTCTGCCGCCCATTTGACCTGCTCGAACGCGGTCCCCGCGTCGGTCTCGGCGTGCTCCGGATGCAGCCCGTGTCCGCTGATCAGATCGCCGCCGAGCAGGACATATACGCGTTCCGGGGCGCCGTCGCTTGCCGGCCAGGCGCTCGTCATCAGCACCGAGGCGGTCTCGAACAAGCGACCGACGCGGCGCTGTGCGGTCGGCAGATCGTAACTGTTGACGTTTGAGACTTCCGAGCGCTCGACGGTCTCGCCGACATGCAGATCGGATAGGTGCAACACGACGGCTTGACGGCCGTGGCCCTTACCATCGCCGCGGCGAAAATTCGGCTGAATGCGTGCCGGTTCCGGCGTCAGGCGCAGAACGTGAGCGCGGTGGTTCTCGGCGTCGGCCGTGCGGCGTTCGGCGTCCTTGAGCGCGAGACGGAGACGGGCGTTCTCGTCGTTGGCGGCGCGCAGCTTGATCGGGTCGGAGGTGTCAATCACTCGAACGATGGGAGCGGGCTCGCCGTCTGCCGGCATCAGTCCCTTGTCCCTGGCCATCCCGAGCCGACGTTGCAGGCTTTCACGCGAGATGCCGAGCGCCGCAGCGGCTCGGGATTGGTTGCTGCCGTTTTTCGCGTAAGCCGCGACGGCCGCGCGAATGGATTCGTCGGTGATCGGTGGTGTGCCCATGAGCCCTCAGTGATGCGTCACATAGAAGCCGACGGCCGCAATCAGGGCAGTCAGCGCGCTACCGGTCAAAACGGAAATGGTCTTGTTGCCGATCTCGCGGCGAACGGCGCCCATGGTCAGGCGCGAATTGCGGACGTGGTGAAAATCCTTCTGCAACTCGATGATCGCGGCCGGCGAACCGACGTCGACCCCGAGCGCGAGGAGAAATTCCTTCACGGCTTCCCGAACGATGTCTTTGGTGTCGTGATCGGTCACCACACCACCAGCCCGATCGCGGTCAGGCCGAACAGCCCGAACAGGATCGCCCCGATTCCGATGCCGCCTATAGTCGCCAGGGTTTTCATTTCCAATTCACCCGCACCATTTCGTACCAAGCAAGGAAGCGCTGCCCGCAGTTGCGCATCACGACGGAACGATAACGGTCCTGCTTCCACAGGGATTCGATATCGGCCGCCGACAAATCCCGATCGGGGACGTCGACCACGGAACGGCGAAAGCACGCCTGAATGTCGGCAGGCACGGGCGGAAACTGGACAGTAACGGCGCGTGACGGCGCCGCCGGTCCATCACTTGATGTTGCGCACCCGACCAGCGCCAGCCCGATCAAGACAACGCTGAGCGTTCGGAGGAGTGTCATTTACCTTGCTTTCAAGCTGGGCAATTCGGTCAGCGTCCGCTCGAGCGAGCTTGGCGTCGGCATCTGCCGCGTCGTTCAACGTTTTGATGCGCCCCTGCAACTTCTTGACTTCCGCCGCCGACTCCTCGGCAACACGGCGCGCATACGCCTGCTTGTCGATATGCATGTAAGCAAAACCAGCCGCGAGAATGAGAACCGCAGCGGCGATCAATTTCCAGTTGTGCGAAAACCACGCGAGCGCGCCGAGCGCCGCAATGACCAGGGTGACGACGAGGATCAGCACCCAAGTGGATCCGAGATAGGAAAGCGCCCACATGTCAGCGTTTTCCTATCGCCGCCCAAATGAGGACGAGCACGAACGCCACTCCAATTCCATAGAGCCCCCACGGATGGGCAAAAGGCGTATCGCCGAGCGCGAGAAACATCAGGTGCCCTCCGCCGCGTGCTGGCTGCGCCAGTACCAAGCCGCGCCGGCCGCCGCGATAATGGCCACGGCAATCCAGAACGTCGGCATGCTCAGCAGATGGGTCAGGACGTCACCACCGCCCGTCAATTGCTCAGCGCTGTCCTTGACCGAATTGGCCTGATCGATTGCGTCCTTGACCTTACTGGCGGCCTCGACAGCGCCGGCCGCGCCGATACCAATCTGAGCGTTGCCGATTTTGGAGGTCGACATGGGACGGGAAGTACCGTCGGGTGCGTCCACGCCCTGCGGCATTGGCTCCTGATCGGGATCTTGGCGAACTTCGGCGCGATACGACGCGCGAACATCCTCGTGATTGCCCTCGCGAAACAGGGCGGCTTCCGCCGCGCGGCGCCGTGTCAGGCCGCGAAGCACCTTGCCGCCGCCGCGATTCCACTTGGCGAATTCGTCGGCCGCGCCTTCGAAATCCTTGGCATTGACCTTGCGCAGCAAGCCCGAGCGCGCCAGATTGCCTTCGCCGCAATTGTAGGTGAATGACACGAGAGCGTCGAATTGCGACTGCGTAAGCGCGACTTTGACGCGGCGGCGAACAGCGGCCTCGAATTTCCGCATGTCCGCGCGGAATTCGGCGTCGCACTCACCCTTTGTCCAGATGTCGCCTTCCTTGAATTTGCGGCCGTTGTCGTTGGTGTGTCCCCACCCGATCGTGAGGACGCCGGCCGGGCAATAGTAGGGCTTGAATTCGGTTTTGGCGGCGTTCACGGCCGTGAGGCAGTTTTCGAACGACTTGACTAGGGCTTGGCCCTTTTCGCTGATCTGCAGGCCTTCGTTCACGACAGACACCCCCACAGGATGAGCGCCGCGGCGAGCCACAAGGCCGCTTTAACGGGGTTTTGCTCGCACCATTTGACCATGGCGCACCGTTGCACGGTTTATGTAATTTGTCAACATAAAAGGCGACCAAATCAGGCTTGCACGGGTCGGTTGTGGTAGGGTAGGTTGCGACGCATACGGAAAGGGGTCCGAGAAATGATGCAACGATCACTTCTTATATTGACAATTGTAGTCCTAGCGGTCGGCGTTTTTGTTACGCTGCAACCGTATCCGCTTTGAATTTGGCTTAAAGCCGCGCGTTGAAATCGACGCTGCATCCGGTCGAGGGAAATGACGCGAACGATCCCAACGCGGTCGCCGTCACGTTCATTGCGCAGCCCTGCGTGTTCAGAAAATCGAACGTCGGTTGACCGCAGTTTGATGTCCCCCACGTCCCGTTAACAGTCGCCGTCGGGACG